AACCAGTTGGTGGACAAGCTGGTGAATCCCGAGATGGTTGCGCCAACCTCGGTTCGGCTGACGGGGCAACCTGGCAGGATTGTCTCTGCCGCAGGCGTCACCAAGGAAAACTTCATTGTCCCCTATGAGCCGCCCTATCAGGCGATTGAGGCGCTGCGCGAGGAGCGCATGAAGTTGGAGCGCGAGATCGACGCGCTGACCTATGCCGAGCTGTTCAACGCGATTACCAACATGCAGGGGATTCAGCCGCGCACGGTTGAAGAGATCGTCGCGCGCAACGAGGAGAAGCTGACGCAGCTCGGCCCCGTGATCGAACGGGTGAGCAACGAGAAGCTGCGAGTCATCATTGAGCGGGTTTACGGCATAATGCTGCGCGGCGGGCTGTTGCCGCCGCCGCCTGCGGAATTGTCGGACCGCGAGATCAAGATCGAGTTCATTTCGATCCTCACGCAAATGCAGCGGATGGTGGGGATTGGCAGCCTCGAACGCACCGCCGCCTTCGTCGGCAATCTCGGCGGCGTCAAGCCCGAGGCGCTCGACAAGCTCGACGTGGATGAACTCATTGACGACTATGCCGAGCGCGCTGGCGCGCCGTCGCGCATCATCAAGTCAGCCAAGGAGGTCGAAGAGGAGCGCGTCGCTCGCCAGCAGGCGGAACAGATGCAGCAGATGGCGGCGATGGCCCCGGCAGCGCGCGATGGGGCCGAAGCAGCCCGCCTGCTATCTGAGGCGGATCGTAATGTCGGACGCGGCGAATTGCCGACGCTGTTGCCCGTATGATCTCGACCAGACGCGACGCCGAGTTTCTGCTGTCCCGGCCCGAGTTTCTGCGCCTGGCTTACGACCTGATTCAAAGCGCAGGTCTGATCGGCAATAACGAGGCAGCCGATGGGCGAACAGTGCGTGACCAGAGCCTCGAATGGCATTCGGGACGCCGCAGCTTGGGGCATGAACTACTGCTGCTGATCGAGCGGGGGCAGCCGGACGCTTTGCGTTCACCGGATGGCCTGCCGCTGATGACGCTCAATGCAGTCCTTCGTGAAGCCATCAACCCCAAGGAGAAACCCCATGGCAGAAACACCCGAAATGACGACCGATACAGCGACCTCGACGACGACGGAAACGTCGCCGACGGAGACGCCGACGACTGACGCCGCTGCTGCTCCGGAAGCAAACCCTGAGGCGGATGCGGATGAAGCCACCATTCTGGGCAGCGCGGGCAAGAAGGCGGATGAAGACGCTGCTGGCGGAGCAGGCGCGGCAGAACAGGATGGCCCGCCCGAGACCTACGAGATCACGCTGACGGATGCCAACGGCAACGCGATCGAGCTGGATGCCGATCTGCTGGTCGAGGCGACGCCGCTTCTGCGCGAGGTGCGGCTGTCGAATGACGCGGCGAACAAGCTGGCACCGCTGGCGCTCAAGTTCATGGAGCGCGGGCAGGCTGCGGCGGATGCGGCCAACGAGTCGAACCTTGCTGCGCTCAAACAGCAGTGGGCCGAGGAGTTCAAGGCAAGCCCGCTCGGCGGCGCAAAGGCGAACGAGACCATTGCCGTTGCGGCGAAGGCACTTGACGCGCTGGGCTTTACCGAGGGCCATCCGTTTCGCAGCCTGCTCGATGCAACGGGGATGGGGAATCACCCCGACATGATCGCGGCGTTCTACCGGCTCGGGCAACTCCTCTCGGAAGAGGACAAGTTCGCAGACCCTTCGGGGGCAGGTGAAACCAAGAAGGTCGGGCACATCGACCTCTACAAGACGTGAAAGGAACTGACTTATGGCCACTCTTGGCACGACCTATCTGAACCTGATCGATCAGATGAAGACCGAGGGCAACGGTCTCTACGAGATCGTTGAAGCGCTTCATCAGATTTCGCCGTTCATGCGGGATGCCAACGTGCTGACCTGCAACAGCGGCACGAAGCACAAGCACACGATCCGCACCGGCCTGCCGACGGTTTCGTGGGGTGCGCTCTATCAGGGTATCCCGCAGAGCAAAAGCCAGAGGCAGGAAGTCGAGGACACCACCGGCTTCGTCGAAGGTCTTTCGGGCGTGGATGTCCGTGAACTCGAGCTTTATGGGGACAAGGCCAATATTTTGCGGGCCAGCGAGGCGCGCGCGCATCTGGAGGCGATGGCGCAGGAGGTGGAATCCTCGATCTGGTATTCCGACGTTCGTGTGAACGGCAAGAAGTTCCACGGCCTTGCGCCGCGCTACAACACGCTCTCGAACCCGAATGTGGTGAGCGGCGGCGGCACCGGGTCTGACAATACGTCGATCTGGATGGTGACGCATGGCGACCATCAGACCAGCGTGATCGTTCCGCAAGGCGTTCCGGCGGGGATCAAGCAGGAAGACATGGGCCGGCACCGTGTGACCGACGCCAACGGCAACGCCTATTACGTGCAAGAGGAAAAGTTCGAGCAGCACATCGGCATTGTGGTGAAGGACTGGCGCTACACGGGCCGGATTGCCAACATCGACGTTTCCGACGCGCTGGCGGGCAATGTCGATCTCTACAAGCTGCTGGTCAAGCTCTACTACAGGCTGCAAGTGCGCAGGCACTACAAGGTGGACAGTTCGGGCCAGCCGCCGCAGGGCCGCACGGTGATCTACATGAACCGCACGATGCTCGAAGTGCTCGATAACCTGTCGGTGAACAGGGGGGCGACCGACAGCTTCATTCGCCTGCGCCCGATGGAAATCCAGGGCGAAGAGGTGCTGACGTGGCGGGGCCTCCCGATCCGCGAAACCGATGCCCTGCTCAACACCGAAGCCGCGATCTCGTGATTGTCGGCCTGCAAGGAAAGGAATGAGAAATGATCTTCGACCAGACGCTCATCTTCAGCGATGACCAGGCCATCACCGGGACCGCCGTCTCGACCAATGTGATCGATCTTGGGGACCCGGGGACGCCGTATGGCGGGAACAAGCTCAAGCGCGACATCGGCATTGGCACCAGGATTCCGCTGTTCGCCCACACGACCGCGACGTTCAACAACCTCACCAGCCTGACGGTGACGCTCGAATGCTGCGACCTCGAAAACTTCTCGTCTGGCGTGAGGGAAGTGGCGTCGCGCACCTATCCGATCGCCGAACTGACGGCGGGAAGGGAGCTTTCGTTCCCCGACGCGCTGCTCGAAGGCACCAACAGGCGCTATGTCCGGCTGAAATACACCGTGAACGGCAGCAACCCGACGACCGGCAAGATCACCGCTGGCGTCGTCGCGGCCCGGCAGACCAACTTCGGGCGGCACTATGCATAATGGTTCCGGCCTCGGGGCAAGCCTCGGGGCCGCGCCAATGCAGCATTGACAGAAAGGAGACGAGATGAACGTCAAGGAACAGACTGCACCCCGCCCGACGGGTGCGAATGCGCGGCAGAACGCGGAGATCGAAGCGCTCAAGGCACAGGTCGAACTGCTGACCGCGATGCTGGGCAACATCGCACCGGGGCGCGCCACCAAGCCCATCCCGGACAACGACGAGGCCAGCAAGGCTGTGCTGGCAGCGCGATCGCCCAAGCCGAAGACCTATCGGGCGCTGATGAATGGCACCGATCTGGCGCAGGGGTTCATCCCCGCCGGAACGATTTTCACCACCACGCAGCCGCAGGGTTCGTGGATGGAGCTGATCGAAGACGTATCGGAAGACGAGATCGCCGAAGGTTGACGCTGCAAATCGTCACGCTGGGGGAGGGGGATGGGGCAATCCCATCCCCTTTTGCGTGATTCAACCGGTTCGTCTGCGGCGGCATAAAGCGGTCTGACAGGAGGTGCCATGCCAACCGCGACCCTTCCCCATTTCGACTGCACAGGCACGTTTCAGAACATCGTGGCCACCATCCCTGCCGCTGGCAGCGTGAGCGTTGAGATTCAGAACGTCGGCGATGCTGATGTCGAGATCATCGCCAAGGCGTCGGGCGGCGCGCCTGATCCTTCCACCACGACGGGGCTGATCCTGCGACCGCGCGAGGTCTACAACTTCAACGCGGCGCAGCTATGGGTTCGCTCGCGTGGCGGGCGGGACAGCCGCGTTTCGCTGACCACGACGTGACGCATGAGCGCAGCCCTCATTTCCGCCTGCAATTCGGCGCTTGCGAGGATCGCCAAGGGGCCGATCACCTCGCTCAATGAGGAGAGCGTTGAGGCGCAGTATTGCGCCATCTTTGCCCCCGAGGTTCTGGCTGAAATGGCCGAATGGTGCATCTGGCCTTCGATGGTTCGGCGCGTTGCACTTGCCGAGGTTCCGAACGACCGGCCAGCAGAATGGAGATATGCCTACGCGCAGCCTGCCGACTTTGGCAAGCCGATTGCCTTGCGCGCGGAGGAGGACGCGGTGGCCTGGCCGGTGCAGTATTCGCCGCCTTTCACACTTCCGCATCAGGATCGCACCCGGATCGGGTTCCTGATCGAGGGCGGCAAGGTCTATGCCAACACCGAGAATGCGACGCTGGTTTACACCACCAGCGAGATGACGGCCAACGATCTCACGCCTGCAATGCGGCTGGCGTTCGTCACGGAGCTGGCCGCGCGGCTGGCAGCACCGGTGGCCAAGCTGTCAGTGAACGCCATGGCGCGTCTCGAGCAGAAGGCCATGATGGCAAAGGACGAAGCCATCGCCAGCACGCTCAACAGCAATGAGCGCCAGATGCCGAACTACAAGAGCGAGGCCGAATGGGCGCGGGAGGGCTTCCTTGAATGAACCCGCGCAGTGCTCAGGTCAATTTCAGCCGGGGCGAGATTGCCCCGTCGCTCTATGGCCGCTTTGATGTCGATGCGTGGCAGGGCGCCGTCAAGGAGGCGCGCAATGTCATCATCCTCAAGTATGGCGGGCTGACCAAGCGGCCTGGTTTGCGGCTTGTCGGCGAGGTGCTCGATGCCGAGGAGGATCAGCGCCTGTTCCCATTCCAGTTCTCGCTTGAGCAGACCTATGTGTTGGAGTTCGGGCAGGGGTATGCCGCGCCCATTGCGCTTGGCGGTCGCGTCCTTGAGGAGGAGCTTGCGATCACCAACATTACCGCCGCCGCCAATGCGGCCCTGACTGTCGCATTTCACGATTATGCGGTGGGTGATCTGGTGTATCTGACGGGG